CAACTGTTTTTTATATCTGCAACTATTTTCTATAATTATTTTTAAAATATTTACATAGTATTTAGCAAGTATTACTAAATCAATCAGTTAGGAAATAAAAAAATTTAACCTAATAAACGTCTTTTTCGTGTTCTATTGGTGTATTTGTCTAAACACATTACTAAAGTGTCTACTTGGTCGTCGTGTGCTCCGTTGGGAAAAGCAGCACATTCGTCTAGAAAAGAATCAATATAACGACCATCTAATAAATTAACTCTACCAGCCTCTATAACCGCACTAACTGAGTTAACCCTACTAACTTTATCCTGTACTGGTGGTTTATCTTCTATTACGTTTAAGCCTGTTGTCTTCTTTAACTGCTGGACTATACTCTTTCCACTTGCTTTAGGTTCGATATAAATACGGCTTTTAACGTTGTAACCGTTATCGCTTGTGAACTGTTGTATTTTTTGCACTAGTTCGGGAAACTCTAACCTAATCGCTTCTATTGCTCTTACGTATATTTGGTTTTTATGAACACAAGCACAAAGTAAAGCAGTAGCATCGTTGTAAGTTTTATCTGTGTAGGCTGTATCTATAAAGAAGTCGAATACTACCGCTTCTGGTATCTCTTTTACTATGTTGAACCAATCTCTTTTAATTATGCCGCCATCTGCTGGACTTGGTAGCTGCATATACTGACCAGAATAACCGTAACTACCTAAACCAGTTTTAAAGCTGTCTAACGTTTGTTTGCTTAGTCTAGCTTCGAATAGTAAGTTATTAGTATAATGCTCTTTTAAATTGCTTGGTTTTACGTTGTCGCTTAACTCTGCTGGTAAACAAATATGCTCCCAATTTTCGGGTTCTATTTCTAGTAAGTGTCCAGTTAAGTCTTGCTCGTGTAACCGCTGCATTATAATTATAAACACACCTTTATCGGGGTCGTTTAATCTACTTCTTAACGTCTCGTCAAAAAATACATTTGCATTAGTACGCTCTACTTCGCTTCGTGCTAGTTGTGGGTTCTGTGGGTCATCTATTACGATAATATCGCCACCCATACCAGTAACAGTACCACCAGTAGAAGTAGAATAGCGTAGCCCTCCTTCGGGGGTTCTATATTTTGATTTAGTGTTCTCGTCTTTGTTAATTTCTACGTGCGGAAAGTGTAATTTAAACCAATCTGACTCGATTAGACGTCTAGCTTGTGTACTAAGTGAAATAGATAACGAAGCACTATAAGAAGAGCTTATAAACTGTACAGATGGGTTTAATATCCAGCAATAAGCAGAAAAGAATACGTTTACCATTTCAGACTTTAGTGTTCTTGGTGGTACGTTAATTAAAAGGTGTTTATTTCTTTGCTCACCTCTTACTATTCGTTCGGCTTCCTTTTGGATTCTATCGCATATTAGTTTTATATGCCAGTTATCTGTCAGCTTCTGTCCGTTGTGGAGCTGTTTAAATGCTTCTAAGGTGAATAAATAAAAGCTACGTCTATACTGTTCAGCTCTTACTTTCTCCTTCGTTAATAGCTTTGCTAATTGCGTTAAGGGTGTCGTCATCTAATTTAGTTAGGTCTATACTTACTGGTTGCTCTTCGTCTCCGACTACTTCTGTACGTGCTAATTTTGGTAGTACAAAGTCGCTTAAATTACTTACAAGCTCTAAAGCTTTTGCTGGGTTCTTTTCAGCTACTTGTTCAATCCATTCTTGGAACTGCGGTACATTATCTTCTATGAATTTCTTGTAAGCTTTTCTAATATCGTTAGTCTTTGCGTTAAGACTTCCTTTCGGTCTACCTTCTCTGTTTATCCTTTCGTCATTTTTCTTAAACGGCATAGTTTCTTATTGTTTTTAACAAATTGTTATAAATATAACAAAATGTTATTTATTTTTAATTCTGTTATATAAATCAATTAGAGTATAACCTATAATACCAGTAAAACTTCCCAATGTTACAACTATTAAAATAGCTTCTAATAGGTCTTTCATAGCTTTTCTTTTAGTAGTTTTTCTATATACAAACTAGCGTCCATTAACTCTTCTTGCAAGTGTTTAAGCCAGTCTAACGTGTTTAAATCATTTCTATCTAACGTAGTGCCGTATTTCTTAATTCCGACCTCTGAACGCTCTTGGTATTTCTTAACCAATGATTCTACTATACTGTCTTTTATCATTTTTCTTTTTTATATCTCATAAAATCTATTAATACCCCACTCTTCCAAGCTTTAAAGTCTTCTTCGTCATACTCTGGTTCAGCCCTCAAATAACCGTTTTTCTCTTTTGGGTAAAACCACACAGTCTTCGTGAGCTTCTTCTTCAGCTTTCTTGGCAATCTAAACTTCTTCATTTCTCTTTATTTCGTTCCCTTCTATTTCTTCTACCAATCCTTCAAAACCAGAAGCTCTTAATATAGCTTTTACGTCTTCGTAGACATCGTTAAAGTCTACATCTGCGTTAGGTCTTTTAATCGTGTACACCTTACCGTAGTGACGTATCTCTATTTCAAAATTATCGTTCATCTTTGTTTTGGTTTATTATCTATGTTATCTTTCGTCTTTAAATAATTTTTGGTAGATTCTAACAAATTTATAGTCTTCCTTTGTCTTGTCTTCGTGTATCTCTTTTAATAACTCGTAGCCTTTGTAATTTCTATTTCTATGTATATAAGCTCTAAACTTGTCTTTAAACCAAAACTCGATAGTGTAACGCTTTTTAATTATTCTGCATTTGCTTCTTTTCATTGTATTTTCGTATTTGTTCTTTTAGCCATTCGTGGTATGCAATCGCTTCTTCCATAATTTTATTATTCCGTAAATTAATGCAAAAGTTAGTAATATTTCTGTTCCTTCTATTGGCACACAAGGTCTGTTAGGTGTTCCACAAGGCGGTTGTCCTCCTGTTGTAAATGCTGGTTTCAATTTAAGTTGATTTTAAGTTCTTCACCGTACATTTTAAACCGCATCGTATCTGTAACCGTTACACCTTTTTCTATTCGCTCCATTATTGCGAATTTCATATAATGGTAAACTTTACAGTTCTTTTCTATTCCTAACTGCCTATGTGTAGTTCTTATTTCCGTTACCCTGTTACAAGCTTCTATTTCTGCGTCTATTCCTGTTACTGGCTCGGTGTAGCCATATTCGGCTATAAAAAAACGTTCTTCTGTTTTGCTTGTTTGAAGTAAAATACCTTTGTGTAGTGGGTAACCGTATAAATAATGTTCCATAGCTACAAATTTACAAATTTTTATAGTGTTTAATTAGCTCTTCTATGTCTGGTCTGTACCATTTACTTTCTATTCCATTTAAGAAGCTAACTTGTCCACTACGCTTATATGCTTGAGCTCGTTCTAAAAGCTCGTTAAATCGCGTTAAACCTATCTTACCTTGTAAGTTTATAGTGTACTTTATTAAATGACTTTCATTCCAACAATTACAGTAAGCACATTCACCGTGAACATTGTCCTCGTCGAATCTTAAACCATCATAACCACCAACAGCGAAGAAGTGTCCAGCGTTCATCTGGTCTACTGGTTTTGTTTCGCCACAAGAAATACAAGTAAATCTTATACCATCGCTGTCACGCTCTCTTATAAACTTATTAAAGAGCTTTTGTAAGTCTTGCTTTAGTTTAGCTGTGGTTTTTTTCTTTGCCATTTGTTAACTTATTAGTTTACTTTTCTAGTTATTTGTAAACATATTAGTTTACAACTGAATTAGTCCAGACATTACGTTAAAATCAAAATCTTTTACCGTTGAATAGTACTTTTTACCGTTCTTTTTGTTCATATACTCGAATTGCTGGCTAATATTCCAAGCATTTTCGCTCACTACGTATTCCACGTTTTTAACCTTGAACTTCATTCCCTTCAGTGGTCGCCACATCTTTTAAAGTATTTATTTTAGTTAATTGAAATTTTATAAGCTGAGTGTTTATTTTTATTTCTTCGTCAGTTTCCAGCCAGTTATAAATAGTGTTTACCGAGTGAATAACCGAAGCGTGGTCACGTTTGCTTATAGCTCCTATGTCTTTTAAACTGTATGGTGTTTTACGCCTTACGAAATAATGAAATAAGTGTCTAGCTTCTACTATTTTCTTCGTTCTATTTCTGCTTTGTATTTGCTCAAAACTTACGCCTGTGCATTTATGTACAGCTTTCTTTATGTTCTCTACCATCTGGTACGACCCCACATTATGGGAGTCGTTTAAACCAGCGTATATGTATGGACTAATCATATCTTTTCTAAAATTATTTCTTCTATATCTTCCCAAAGGTCTAACGTTTCTACAAGCGGTGTAATATCTGCACCTTCACAGGTTACTTTTTCAAGCTCTACCATTTCTGGTTCTGGTGGGTCTTCGTAAGTTCCTGCTTGAGCTGGGTAATAGTGATACTCTACCCCTACTTCTAATCCGTTCCATTTAATTGTCGTTTGCTCCATCTTCTTAAATTTTTTCAATTATAAAATCATCACAAGTGTAAGGGTTTTGTCGTTCGTAAACGTTCCAGAACTCTAGTTCTTGCATTACGTGAATTTTTGCTTCTTGAATTGTTTCGAAAGTGTCTACTTCGTCGTTAATTGTGTTTGTTACTTTATACATAGCGTTTTGTTTTTTATATTAAATCATATTATGTTTTGCAAATTTTAAACCTTTACCAAAAGTAGGAGCATAACGTTGACAATCATTTAAGTTTGTATTACCACCTTTGTATTTATCGCTCATTAAAACTCTTTCTTCACCTTTATCTGATAGTAACAAAGCAAAAGTTTTATTTACTTTCTTTTTACGACCGTAATCGTTGTATTCGTTAACAGTTCTTTCAATTATTTCTACTATTTCGAATGATTTTATTTTGCTTCCTACTTTCATTTTGTTTGTTTTTTGATTGTTTGTTGATACAAATATATATTAATATTTCTATATAGCAACTATTATTTTTAGGTTATATCAATATTTTTTTTCAAATATTCGTTTTCTGTTTGTGTTTCAGTTAGTTGCGTTTCTAATTTTTTTTTGTCAAATATTAAATTTAAACAATTTAGTTCGCTTTCGCTAGTTAGTTTCATACTATCTCTTAGCCTTTCGTTACTTTCTCGTAGCTCTAACAAAGTTCTGTTTAAAACGTTTATGTAGTCTCTAGCTTTGTCGCTATCGTGGTTAGACAGCTCTTTTATCATTTGTTCTATTTCTAACTGTACTATCAAAACGGTTGGTCTTCTTGTGTTGTAAATTGTGGGTCTGGCTCAAAGTTTAAATTTGGTTCTATCTGTGGTTCTTTTATTGTCGTTTTTAAGGGGTCTATTTCGCCGACTAAAAAGTTTACCGAGTAACTA